GACCGCTACCACGCCGTCATAAGGTGTGGAATATTGAAAGGACGTCACAAAACAGTTTCCTGACAATTTGATCGCCCCGGACGCAATGCCCTCCGGGTTAATTATCAGTGTGGCGTTATTGCCCACTTTCAATTCGGTGTCGAACAGTTCGGTTGTATCATCCGCAAGCATGTCGACCGATGCTTCCCAATTCTCAATCGTTATCGCGTTGAGCATAGCCGTGTCGGCGGCCGCCGTTATGTCCACCGTCCCCATAGTTGAGGTAGCACTCGCGCTCCGCACGTGTGTCAGCGTATCCGTCCCAAACTTTACAACCAGTGCTTTGCCTACAAAAACTGCCATTTTTTCACCTTTACCCTGTTTCTAAAATCGTTATATCCGTTTGCGCCCCGTAGAAATAATCCCCGCTATTTGCAGGGTATTCATACACGGCCCGATTACTGTTGACGCTGCTAATTTGACATTTTGCAACGATGTCCCGATTTGATACCATGACGGCCAAAAATGCGTCCACGTACCGCATAACGTCCGGCCATTCATCCCGCGTCCTAGACAGCCCGATTTTTTCAATCAGTGCCAATTCACTGACTGAATGAGTTGTTTCAACGTCCGTTTGCGTGGCTGTTCGTCGCGCAAAATTTGAGGACGTACTCCCTCGCGCCACGCCGATCAACCGCGCCGGGAGATCCGCCGCCAAAATTTGATTTGGGGCGGCGTCCACGTCGTAATTAGTAACCGTGACTGTTCCGGTTGCCTCTTTTGTGTACGATACCGTCAGCGCGGCTATTGCCGTGCAAACTGATCGCAAACTGCTCAACGTGAGTTCCTGCGGTACGGTTCCAAAATGGCCGCAATATCAGCAGGTAATCGCGCTGGCAATAGCACCATTCCGTCCGCCACGCTGATAGGGCGGTCAAGTTCACCGTTCCCTTCACGCTGTCTGTACAAAAACCCGGCTAAACGCGTAGCGGCTTGAACGATGTCGTCCGGGGCCGTCACGGAATAACCCCATTTGCCAGTAACCGAAAGCGCCCGCTGGCTATTGCCATTGACCGCATACGTCCACACGGTTGACGTACTGTCTAGTAATTCCAGCGCGTAAAACGGCCCACTGTTTGCGGGTAGTGTCACGTAATCGGTATTCAGTACCAAAGTTACCAAATCCCCGTTTACCACGGCTGTTGGCGTTTCTGCCAATTCCAGCCCTTCGTTGAAGTACAAACACGCGCCTGTCACGTCCCTGACTGCGTCAAACACTTTCGCGGTTGCGCTGGCAACCTCAAATGTGCGGTGCACGTATTTGTCTATAAACGCCTGCCCGCGCACGACCAAGGCCCCAATCAGCGTATCATCATTAGACGAGCTAATTCCCAAATACGTTTTGACTAGGGCCGTAGTCGTGTACGCCATTACGCCTCGTTTTTCTTGGGCTTTTTGGCCTTCGATGTTTCGGCCCCGGAACTTCCCGGAGCCAAAACACCGTATCCAATTGAGATCATTTCCTCGCCCAATTCTTGCGATACTTCAAGCGTTTCCCCGTCTGCAACCGCCCAAATGGCTCCTTCCTCTGTTACCCCACAGCAGGCCGTTCCAAATAGGATTAGCATGACTTTACGCCTGTGTCAGAATTTGAGTTGCTTCCGCAACCGTGGTTGTGCCACCAAACCGCATGGTACTGAACAACGCAACTTGACCAGTTGCCTGCAGTAAATACGGGTTGCGGGCCATTACCATACCTGCGCGTTCAATCAGAATGTACCCGGCCGCCAGATTTGTTACTAGGATGGATTTTTTGCCAGTCGTGGCCGCTTCCATGTAACCGGATACGGCAACTTTGTGGCCGTACAACTGCTGTGCGCCCTGATCCCCTTGCGGCTGCAAATTGAACGTAAACACGCTGGACGAAGCCAGTGCGCGCAAAGCGCCCAACGTGGCATTGCGTGTCAAAAATATCACTTCCGCCGGGTTGCTGGTATACGGTTCGGGCAGTGCATGATATAGCGACACAAGCTCTGCGGCTGTTATGGCCGTCGTGCTTGCCGCGGTAATGGCCGACGTTCCGCCTGTGATTAGCCCTTTGGGCTGGCTAGATCCGGTGCCTGCAATGCAATACTGATTTTCCATCAAACCAAAAGCACGCCCAAGTCCGTTTGAAAGGTAAGGCATAAGGTTTGTTTGCGTATCCGCAAGCAGTTCATCCGTGAGGCGCAACTGATTACCAAATTTGTAAATAGTCACGCTATTGCTTGTAAACGTTGGCTCCGCTCCCACGTAACTCCCGCTCTCCGCCACAATAGCGGTTGTCATGCGGGCGTTTTCCACCGGGACTTGAACGGTGTCCAAATTAGTTTGAATCACCAAAGCGCCGTTGGAACGTATCACGCTGGCTTCGTCACGCTTCGCAATAATTGTCTGGTACAAACCATCCGGTACCAAAATTCCGCCTTCGGTGCCCGTGGCTTCATTAAGCGGATTTGTTTTGGTGCTACTCCAATCCTGTTCGTTATTTTTGGTGTAGTAATTCATCTGCCCGGTGCGGATCCATGCCTTAAACGCTTGACCGCCGTCGTGATCTCCGCCCAACGATTTGACTACCGGAGCCATTTTGGCCGCCTCAACTTTGGGCTCGTTCACCTGCGCAGTCAGCGCCGCAATTGCCGCCTTCAATTCTGCTACTTCCTGTGTTTCCATAATTCTTTTTGTTTCCTGTACGTCTTCAAAAATTGGCTTCGGTTCCGGTTCGGGATCCGGCGCGTTCTCAAACTCGCCCAATAGATCCGGTGTCGCAACCCCTGTAATATTATTAGCTTCATCCTCCGCGGCCTGTAATGATTTGAGTGCAATCGCCATGTTTGACTTTTCAGCAGGTGTCGGCGTCAAACTTGCTTCGGCAATCCACCACCCCTTAATCCAAT